TTGCGCCTTCTTCTGTTGCGCCTTCTTCTGTTGCGCCTTCTTCTGTTGCGCCTTCATCTTTTAAGCCTTCTTCTTCTGCAATTAAACCTAATCCATATGAATCTATAAAATCACGTAAAGATTCAACTTTTGCAGCAAGAATTCCTTTTTCTTGTTCTGTTCCTTGAATTGTATTTACATGTTCCATTAAGCTCTCAACTTCTCGAGTCAATTCATCAATTTTATCTCTTTGTGCATTAGAATCTTCTCTTAAATTATAATATTTTTCTTCAATTGTTGCTGGCCTCGATCTACGATTATATTGACCAGAATCATCTCCTCTTCTTTTATTATTCATAATTTATTATAAATTATCACTATAAAAAAACTCAAAATATATCGAATTATCAAAAAACTACATAAAACATATTTACTATTTTTATTAAAATGTCAACAATCAATAATTTAGATGAAAAACATAATGACATGCTTCAACAATTCCATATTGATGTCACAGAAAAAGTACCAAAATTACAACTTGAACGTAAAGAACTAGAACATCAATTAGAAAAGCTTACATCTAACCAAATTGATCAAAAATTAGATATCCAGGACAAAATAACACAAATAACAAAAGAGATCAAAGTACTGAAACGAAAAAAGAAGAAATATTTATTAGACAATTCCAAATATATATTTGATTTTTATGAACAAAAGAAACAAATTTCAGAAGGCGATAATATCATCAATCAAAATACAAAAGTACTAAATTCTTTTTTCAAAATTAAAGCCAAAACGGAAGAATCCTCTAATTTGACAAGCGATAAATATACTATGTCTAAAAAGTCCTATCAGAAATACTGGTACAACATTAACAAAGAAGTTGGAACCATCCAAGATTACTTAATTACGTCTGATATTTGTGAAGTTTGTCATAATGGAGAACTTATTCCTCAAGATGAAGAGGGAATCCTCATTTGTAACAACACTAAATGTGGTCAATTTATTACCTATATAGTAGACAGTTCTAAACCAAATAATAAAGAACCACCAAATGAAGTGTCTTATACAGCATACATTCGACTTAATCATTTTAAAGAAATATTATCACAATTCCAGGCAAAAGAATCTACACAAATTCCCGATGACGTGATCGATGCAATCAAGGCTCGTATTAAAAAGGAAAGAATCACCGATATGAAACAAATCAATTACGACAAAATGAGAGAAATCTTGCGAAAACTGGGATTAAATAAGTATTTTGAACACATTCAATATATCAATTCGCTATTTGGCATCAAACCTCCTATTATGAACGAAGAACTACATGAAACCTTGTGTGTACTTTTTATTGAAATTCAAAAACCATGGGCTGTGCACTGTCCACCAAATCGAACCAATTTTTTCAACTATACGTATACTCTTTACCAATTATGTGTTTTGCTTGATCAAACCCAATATTTACCCTATATACCTATGATGAAAGATCGTGAAAAACAGTTAGAACAAGATATGATCTGGAAGAAAGTGTGTGGTGATCTTGACTGGCAATTCTTTCCTACAGTATAAGAGATTATTTAATAAAATATATTAAATACAAACTATAATATATTTTAATGGATAGTAAAATCGAGGAAGACGTAAAGCTCGATTTTAGTAGTGTGCTTATCAAACCAAAACCATCAAACTTAAATAGTCGTTCTTTAGTGAGTCTAGAGCGAACTATTACTAATTTCAAATACTCTCCTGTAGTATGGAGCGGAACTCCCATTATTTCTGCAAATATGGATACTACCGGTACATTCGAAGTATGCGAATGTTTAAGTCAATATAAAATAGTAACCGCCTTGCATAAGTTCTATTCTGTTGAAGATTATAAAGAATTTAATAAAAAAAACATCGATGCCAATCATTTTATGGTTTCTACAGGAATTAATGATAATGCTATTGAAAAACTAACTTCTATTTTTCAAGTAATCTGTTGTAATTGGATTTGTATTGATATTGCAAATGGATATATAAGCAATCTAGTTACATTTTGTCAAAAAGTACGTGAAACATTTCCTGAGAAAATTATTGTTGCTGGAAATGTTGTTTGCCCAGAGCTAGTTAAAAAACTACTTGTGGATGGTAAGGTAGATGTAGTCAAAGTAGGTATCGGTCCTGGAAGTGCATGCACTACACGCATTAAAACGGGTGTTGGAATGCCTCAATTATCTGCTGTATTAGAATGTAGTAGAAAAGCACAATCTCTTAAGGGACATATTATATCTGATGGTGGCATTACTTGCCCAGGTGATATGGCAAAAGCATTTGGTGGAGGAGCTGATTTTGTCATGGTTGGAGGACAATTTGCAGGACATGATCAAAATCCAGGAAGTGTCCAAGATATTGACGGAAGAAAATTCAAGTTTTTTCACGGCATGAGCTCTGACAAAGCTCAAGTAACACATTATGGAAAAATGGAAAAATACCGCTCTTCTGAAGGACGTGTATTAAAAATCGCTTATAAAGGAGATTTGAATAATACGGTACTTGATTATTTGGGTGGCTTACGTAGTACATGTACATATATTAATGCACCTACTATTGAAGATATGGAAAGATGTACTACTTTTGTAAAAGTACAACATCAATATAATTCAGTTTTTATTCAATCAAACTAATTGTTTCAAAGCAGTTGGAATTTTTTTGTTCTTTTTAAAATATCCAATAACAACATCATCTCTTGCTGCGATTGCTTTTTGTAAAACAGTTGTTTCTCTTGGATTTTTTACGTGAACATTTGTTTTAGGATTTTCTATAAATAACTTTATGAGGTCTTTTTGTCCTGAGTTATAAGCTAAATGAATTAAATAAATTCCTTCTTTAGATTTTTGATTCGGATCAAAATTTGGATCCTTGATAATAGCAAGAGCTTTATCTTTATTTGTCTTTTGATTTTCTCCTGACCAGCTAGCAGATCTGTAAATGTAATCAGCTATTTTTGAATCACTAGGACTTTTGCTAAGAGTCTTGCTTTTACTTTTACTAGGACTTTTACTAAGAGATTTGCTTTTACTTTTACTAGGGCTTTTTTTAACAGTCTTACTTTTACTAGGGCTTTTACTAAGGGTTTTGCTCTTACTTTGTATAGGATATATTTTACGAGTAGCTGTCTTTTTTGGTTTTACTATGCTTGTCAAAGTCTTATTTATACTTTTAAAAATACTATTCATTATTATATAATTAAACTATATAATAATTTCTTAGTGTTATATCTAAACTGCTATGGAAAGACCCGACTGGGATACATATTTTAAAGAAATTGTACAAGTAACATCAAAAAGATCTCCTTGTGAACGCCTTCAAGTTGGTTGTTTATTAGTTAAAGACAATCGTATAGTAAGTCAAGGATATAATGGGTTTCTACCAGGATGTACACATAAAAGTATTGTACGCGATAACCATGAACAAGCAACTATTCATGCCGAACAAAATGCATTATGTGACTGCGCTAAGCGCGGAGTTTCTAGTCTAGATTGTACTGCCTATATTACACATTACCCATGTTTAATATGCACAAGATTATTGATTGCTGCAGGAATAAAGGAAATTAAATATATACATGATTATAAAAACGATGAACTAGTACCGTATTTTTTAAATCAAAAAAATATAAAGTGTAATAAACTATAAAATATATGAAAAAGAATTAAAAATAAAAGTAAAGGCTATATAATGAAGGACGATATATTTTTAATATTTGGATATATTGGTTCTGCAAATGCGTGTTTAATGATGTTACCACAAATATATTTAACTATTAAAAAACAAACTATGGAAGATATTTCGATGCAAACGATAAGTATGAATTTAATAACACAAATCTTATTTTTACCATACACTATACATAATAAATTATATCCATTTTTAACTGTTAATATATTCTTAGCTACATTTGATTTATCATTAATATTTATTTATTTCACTATTTATAATAAAAATTCAGAATTAAAAGAACCTTTATTGGATTCTAGTAGCGCATGATATACTATACTTTTTGGTATAAAATTGATAAATTTTTGTTTTACTATTTAAAGTAAAACATGACTACCGTTTCCATATCTAAGAATTCATATTTTTATAAAATTATCGATGATAAATTTAAAAAATACAAAAAGTCTCGTAAAAATATTTGGAAAATACACAATAATCAATTAAAAGAATGTTGTGCAATAGAATATTATCGGCAATCGTGCTTTTCATATTGCATGTGGGAATTAAATCATGAAATATCATTTAAAAATAAACTTTCTATGTTGCGTTCTAAAATGGAACACAAAATATCTAAATATATCGATATCTTACGTAAAATCACAAATAATAATTTATTAGATGATGTAATTATCTATATTTCAGAATTTCTAATTTCTAATTTCTAATTCTTTATAAACAATATTTACATGTATTAATTATAAATATTGTTTTTTTATGCAGCAATCTTCAAGCCACCCAATAAGGATGTACCGAGACTGAAACCGGCACCTTGTCTTGTGGAAGTACCCATAGCAGGAATAAATACATCTAAGATACTGAATGTAGCAGCAGCTGTTAAGGCGATAATTACAATCTCTTCAACAGATAATTGCTTCTTGGGAATTAACATAGCGCAAATACCTACGGCCAAGCCCTCTACTAAATACTTGATAGCACGTTTTAAAAGTTCTTGGAAATCAACTTTAGGATCCATTATATAATATATTAAAACAAAAAAAATATTTTAATGAAAAACATATAAACACATTTAGAATTAATAAATATATCCTAAATGTCTAGTTTTGAAAAGAAAACTTTGCCTAACGGAGAAACTAATCCTAAATATGTAGACCTGTGCGATGAAGATCCTGCTATTGCAGGACAAAAATTTGCTTGTATGTCATTTGTATCTCCTGAAAAGATCCTCATGAAACGTGAAGTGTATTTATTTAACCAATTTATTAAACAATGGGAATTTTCTAAATCTATGGAACGCTATTTTGAATTTATTCATTTTATGGCATATAAACATACTTTGGATGTTGAGAAATTAATTGATGATTTTAATGATTTTGTTAAAGAAGAATCTTCAAAGCTTAAGAAGAGTGGAATTGAAGACGATTACAAAAACTTTATGGATAAGCAAGAGGAAAAATTAAACGAACAATTCAGTCGTGATCATTCTTTTCAAACATCTGTTCGCGGTATGAAATTCCGTGGAGCATTTCCCACACAAGATGAAGCAGAATTAAAATGCAAAAGCCTTCGTGAGAAAGATCCTAATCATGATATCTTTGTTGCGCCCGTTGGTATTTGGGTTCCATGGGATCCTGATGCTTATAAAACTGGACGTGTTGAGCACTTGGAGGAAGAATTGAATGCATTACATCATGAGAAAATGAAGAATGAAGAAAAGGCCAAGAAAGACTTTGAAGAGCGCATTCGTGAAACAAAGAAGAAAGCTATTATGGAGAATATCGAAAAGGCAAAATCTGCTGGAAACACTCTGACACAAACCATCGACGAAGAAGGAAATTTGACGGGTGTAAAGGAAACTGTTGATTTCGAATCCAGAGAAGCAACTACCGCGGAATCTACTCAAATCAGAAATGAATTGTTTGTAAAAGAAACAATTGAACGTCAACAGAAAGAGAACGATGAAAAAGTAGAACTAGTTGAAAAGACAGACGACACCTCAGGTGAAAATAAAGTATAATAAAAAGATATAAACATAATTTGCTTATATCTTTAAATGAGCGTCTTTTATACCATCCTAGCAAAATGTATTCATATGCCAGATGCTTCTTATAATTCTATAATTCAAGAAAAACCAGATTACAAAATGTTTAGTGACAGCTTATTTAGTATTGATTCAAATATAATGGAACAGATTGATAATTCAAATCATATGTATTATTTTTTAACCGGATTTATCCACAATAACGAAAAGACCCTATCTACTATTGCTAATAAAAAATTTAAGTATTTCAAAGAATATAATGAAAATCCGTTTACAAGTCCTACATCTAAAATAGAATTTAATACCAAATTTAATATATTACAAAGACATTACTTGGCTCTCTCAAAATTTGTACATATAGTAAAACATAAAATTGCGCAAACTGCAAATGAATCTGATATGTACTTGAACTCTATTAATCATAAAAAAAATAATTGCTGTGTATTGCACAATTCAAGAAAATATATTTTTACTTTGCATGATTTGAAAGAAATTATTAATACAAGCTTGAGTAGAGAACAATATGGATTTCCAGATATTCAATCTATTAAAAACCCATATGATAATATACCTTTTAATCAATCTAATTTGTATAATATTTACTTTTTTTTCAAATTTTCTTATTACAACATTCCTACTTTGTTTCATTCTTTCTTTTTACATAATATGAATCTATCTTACTTTCAGGAATATAATGAATATGATATTCGCAAATTTAATATAGACTCATTTTTTAGAATAAATAATGAAAATAGAATTGATAGAGAAATTAGAAGAATGTTTTCTTACTATAATAAGAAAAAACCTCAAAGGTTTCAATTCAGAGAAATAAATGATAATTTTCCAAAGCAATTGCTAGCTAAAATTATGAAACCTTATTTAAGATTATATTTACTATCAAAAAAAAGCTTAAATACCCGTCAAAAAACAGCATGTGAAGAAGAATTTATGAATAAAATGTATAAACTTATAAAATATAATCCTATATTCGGAAGAAAAATTGTAAAAAAAGATAAATTATCAAACAAAATGAGAATTACATATAGTAGTAAATGTCCAGACTTTGAAAATATTAACAATATTACCGATCCGTTATGTCATACTCATAAACGAAATAGACCAAGCGAAGATATGCAGCACGATGAAGAAGTATTAGAGGCTTCATCACAAATAGAAAATGTCTTACAGATGAATCCAAACGTCGTCGAAAATGTTAATACATTTCTTAATAATCAACAAGGATACTATCAACCTTTTTTTCGGACTAGCTCGTCGAACAATATATCTAATAGTAATAGTCATAGTAATTATTTTCAAAATATGTTATTGGATGCATCAAATAATCAAAATAATAATATACCATCCAATCTACCATCGAATCTATCAAATGGTGAATTTCATCATTTATTTCAGGGAATTCATAATTATAATTTATATTCTGATCAAGATATTTCAGGATCTTCAAACTCAACACCTAACTTATTGAATGTTGCAGAAAACTATAATCAAGAATCTAATAATGAAACCGCTAGTGAAACAGATGATAGTGATGATACTGACCATAATGTTGCTATTATAGTTGATCGTGTTGGTCGTACGTTAAGTTTCAGTAGCGACTCTGACTTCTAAGTTAGAAAGATCTTCCTCTATATTTTTAATCAATAAACAATAATATCAAAAAGTTTAAATATATCTAGTAAATACCTATAAGAATGCTTATAAATATGATAATATACTTCTTACTATTTGGAATGTGTGAATCATTCATATTTTCTGAAAATATAAAAAATATTTTTAATCTAAATAAATCACCAGGTGTTTCTGTAGAAATTTACAACGGAATAAACACTAGAGGTATATCATCATTTATAACAAATGAAAGGTATGGACATTTACCAAATAATTTATATAATGAAATGGTTGTAATGATGGATAGAGATTTTTCATATCGTCGAAAAAATTGCTTTTCAAATTTACCTTTTACAATATTGCTTGCTATTAAAGATGACAAAGTTGTTGGTGTAATTACTCTTGAATGTGACGATATTATTATAAATGAAAAAAAAGAAAATCATCCGGTAATCTCAAATTTAATTGTATCTAGTCAAATGAGAAGAAAAGGAATTGCAAAATTATTAACTGTAAGTGCTGAAAAAATAGTAAAATCATTTGCATATAAAAGTATATATTTATTTGTTAATGTAGAAAATATAGCAGCTATTAAATTATATAAATCACGTGGGTATAAATCAATAGGTAATAAAAAAGAAGCTACACGAATCGTATTTCAAAATAATAGATTCCGTAATGTTGAATGTGTAAATATTATGATGAAAAAAAGAATATAATTTTAATAGAATAATAAATATTTATATGTGTAAATTAAATAATTATTCTATTAATGTTGCATAATTGCCAAGTATCGTTATGTATCATTAAATCTCTTTCAAAATCAAACACATCTTTACGATCATCTAAATTAATTAAAAGTCTAACCTTTTGTTTAATGCTTTGTTGATCCCACATAGATTGAATTTCAGGTCCTATCATTCCGGTAGTTATTTCATGAATAAATTCGTGGTCATTATATAAACCAAATAATTTTGTTCGATTGTTAATTCTTCCATGTTTAATCCAATTACCGATTAATGTTATTTTATTTATTTTAATAGTATCAGTTAAATTGTTAATATTTGCGTTTGTTCTTAAATAGTTTAAACCATTTGCAAGTTTTGGAGAGAAAATTGAAGAATTTAAAAAATCATATTTATTGATATAGGCAATATAAGTTTTATTATATATTTCTTCTGTAAATTCATTTAATTTATATTCATGAATATATTTTCTTTCGTGATTAAAAGATATACAGTGATCAGAAACTGGATAATCTATAATAGATTGAATATCATGTGGTGATTTCCATCCCCATGGATATTTAATACAATTTACATTACTACATAGTTTGGGATTAAAAAATGTTCTAATAAAATATTTTTTAATCATCTTATAATTATTAATATATTTTAAACTTATGTTTTATTCCAAATCTCTATATTTTCCCATGATTATACTATAAAATAAGTATTTTTAATTACCATTTTGTTTTTTTTACATTAATATTTGTTGCATTTCGTTTTTTATTTTTACTAGGATCATATGCTTCTCCTTCATCATCTGATCCCATATCTTTGGATAAATCCCAAAATTCTTTTGACCCTAATTTGAAATCTGGATGTTTCTCTGCTTTATACCAAAAAATCTGATCATTCAATTTATTTGATTTTGCATTATTATTAATAACTAAGCATTCATAATTTTCTGTAGTTTGATCCATTACTGTACAAAAAGCCTCTAATGTAGGAAACATACTTGCATAATTCTCCCATATACGCTTTCTGTTTGTTAAATAAGGTTCTCTTAATATAAATACATAATCAATATTTGTTCTTAAATTAGGAGGTATACCTAAAGGATATTGCATAGTAATTATAAGCATAATTTTCCAATGACGACCATTCATAAACATCAGTCTCATCATTTTATCGCGAGTCCATGATTGATCATATAAACAATCATCTAAAATAACAAATGTCCTCGGATCGATAGTCGTTCTTCCGTATTGTTTCATATCATTATTCATTTGTTTTAGGACTGTTTTTTGTCTTCTTAATATATTTTCAATCAAGACCGTATTGTATTCTTCATGAATAAATAGTCTAGGCACATGTGCTGAATAAAAACCATTTCCAGCCTCAGTTCCAGATATAACTGTTCCTATAGGAATATCTTGATGGTAAAATAATAAATCTCTCACTAAAAACGACTTACCTGTATCACGTCTTCCTATCATAACAATAACGGGTCCTTTATTTTCTTCTTTTTTAAACGTGATCTCACGCATATTAAATTTTCTTAACTCTAATGACATTTAATAGTATATGATTATAAAAATATATATAATTATGAACTTATTAGTTAAAACCTGTAAGAAAAAATGTAAATACCAACTATAATCATTTTATTATGACGCCAAATACTCCTAAATTTACAATAGACTATATAGAAAATACATGTATTGATCTTCCTTCTTTAGAAAATAAATATAAAAAAGATCATCCATTCAACTATAGCCTATTTTCTTTCTCCAAAAGTCAGTTTTATAACCCCATTTTAAAAGTATTTTTTCCTTTGAAAGACGATCATTTTAATCAAATTACTCTGAAACACAAATATGTAATGAAAGACTTAGAAACTATCATAAATACAGATTCGAATGAAGAATTAAAGCGAGATGTTTTCATTAAGTGTAGTCCTTTAGTAAATCCTTTAAAATTCTTGATAGGCAAATATGTCGATGATTCAAGTATTCAATATTTACCTAATTTAGAAGAAAACGAAACGATTAACAAAAAACTTTTAGATAAAAACAACATTTCTTATATCGACAACTTCTTCTCTTTTTTATGTAGCAAATTATTACATCAATATAATTTCATTCATGGAATCGATTATTATGGTTCTTTTCTAGGAATACAAAACAAATTTAAAACAAATATTAGTGACGATTTAGAATTTTTATACAGTCATTCTTATTTTACAGATAATATGAATAAAACATTCGATATTGAAAATTTACAATATCAAAATATTTTTAGTTATGGTTCTCGTGCTAATAAAGATAAATTAGTATTTTCTGATGAAATTGTTCATAATGTAAGTGTACAATCCTTACCAGAAATAACATTTGATGAAATAAATACTGAAAACACAGCACAGACTGTATACGAATTAAATAAACAGCAAGAAGAAGAAGATACCAGCGACGATGAGTCTAGTAGTGATGATAGTGAAGTAGTCAATAGTGACGATGATGAAGAAGACTCTGATGAAGAAGATGAAATTGAAAGTTATGAAGAAGAATCTGGAGATGATAGCGATGAAAGCAGCGAAAGCGAGACTCCTGAAGAAAATACTTATGCATATATTCCTAATTATCCTACACAAAGCATTTGCTTAGAAAAATGTGATGGCACATTTGATCAATTACTTGAAAATGAATTAGTAAATGAAGAAAATGGAGCAGCCTATTTAATGCAAATTATTATGACTCTATTGGTTTTACAAAAGGCGTTTTGGTTTACACATAATGATCTTCATACAAACAATATTATGTATATTGAGACAGATATTGAATATATTTATTACCAATATAATGAGAAAACCTACAAAGTACCTACTTTTGGCAAAATCTTCAAATTGATTGATTTTGGACGTGCTATTTATAAATTTGAAAATCATGTATTCTGTAGTGATAGCTTTGCGCCTGGAGATGATGCTGCTACACAATATAATTTTGAACCTTATTATAATAAAAGTAAACCACTAATCGAACCCAATATGAGTTTTGACTTGTGCAGATTAGGATGTAGTATATATGATTTTATGATTGAAATTGATGATGATAAATCAAAATTCAATACTTTTCAAAAAACGATCGATAGATGGTGTACTGATGATTATGGAAAAAATGTACTCTATAAAAAAAATGGAGAAGAACGATATCCAGATTTTAAATTATATAAAATGATTGCAAGAAGTGTGCATAACCATTTACCCCAAGATCAACTAAAAGATCCATATTTTTCACAATTTTTATGTAGCACAACAACTGAACCAACAATAAATATTGATTCCATTATGCCTTATTTTTACTAAGTCCTTTTTCTAAATTTTCATTAAATACAAAAGACTTACCTTCTGTACCGCACATGAATTCCTTACTTCTACACGTTTTTGCATACGGGAATTCATGATTTCCCGTTCTTTGGTCAAAGTATTTGAACTTCTCACATTCAGCCAATTCAGGATAACCCAAGAAATCTGATGGCATATAATACTTACAATGTTTACATGACGGAATATCCGCATGTTTAATTGTAATTTTAGGCTCGATGAACAACATTAAACTTGTAAATAATTTAAAAACCATTATTTACAATTTGAACTAATATCTTAAAGATAGTTATTGAAGTTTAAAAGATCAATTTTTTAAGTGTATACGTCATTCGTCTCAAAATAGTAAAAAATTGATATTTTTGAATACATATTTAAAGAAAACGACATAATTAAGATATAAATTTAAAACATGGCATCAGAGAAAGAATTAGAACAATCATTAACAGAATTAGAACATTACGTGCGATTTGTTGGACATACTGTATATAACAATCCACAAGATGAGTTGGCTTATGCAAAGACTCAAGAAAAAGAATGTAGTAAGTGCAAAAAAATAAAAACACTAGATTGCTATAACGGAAACACAAGTGGCCGAGACGCATTTAATAAGCTGGGTTATCGTTTGCGAAGGCCAGAATGTAGCGCCTGCACTAAATTAGCAGCTGACGGAAAAAAGGTTGCTTTACAGATTGCCAAAAGAGATGGCATACCCAAGAAAGCACCAGAAGGTGCTGCATGTGAAATTTGTAAATCCACAAAAAATCTGGTTTTTGACCACTGTCACACAAAAGAAGTTTTCCGAGGATGGTTATGTAACTCGTGTAACCGTTCTATGGGCGTACTAGGAGATAATATTGAAGGAATGCTCAGATGCATTCATTATTTAAACAAAACTGAAAAAAAAGTATTTTCAATAAACGACAATAAGATTGTTATTGAAGACGGAGAAATTGATGAAAAATTAGAAACTATATTAAAAGTATCAGCAGATCCGTTACCGATAAAAGAAGAAAATGGAAATATTATCTGGCAAAATGAATCAAACGAAGATCCAATAGAAAATGTGTTTATCCAGTTACAACAAAATTTATAAATGTAAAATTAAGTAAGGTATAAATTTTTTAATCGATCACATGAAAGATCAAAATACTTTTTTTCTATTTCAATACCAATAAATTTACGATTCGTATTTACACAACCGACTCCTGTTGTTCCTGAACCCATGGTATTATCTAATACCATATTTCCTTCATTTGAATACGTTTGAATTAAATATTCTATTAATTTTACTGGCTTTTGTGTTTCATGAATCGTTGTACTTTCAATATCAAACTCAATCAACTCTATAGGATAATTTGTAAATTTTTGCGTATATTCTGAATCCCCAATCAATTTATTATTTGGACCCAAATGATGAGCTTGGTTCAACATCTTCCCTATACGCTTTTGAGAATTCTTTTTTTTTATTTCTACAGGAACAAGTCCTTGTGGGTTATATGTCATATTTCCTTTATGTCTTGAAGCTGCAGCTGCACCGCCTGGTGAAAAGACACAAATATCTTCTGTACATTTCATAGGACGATAATTTGCCAACAAAAACTGTGTTGTTTTATTCTTTTTCCATATAAAATTGTATTTGTACCACTTGTAATTCGATGATATCAAACGAGATGTGAATGGTTGTTGTCCAAACAATACAACAACACCCGTAGGCTTAATCAATACACGCATATATTGCTTCCATAATTCATCCAAATCAATTATTGTATCCCACTTACACTTTGTTGTTCCATACGGCAAATCACACAATATTAAATGTACACTATCATCTGGAATTAATTTCATCTTTTCTAAGCAATCACCCATATATAATAATACATTTTCATTCACTTGACATATTTCAGGATTTTCATTCGTTTCTTCTACTATTGGCTCTTTTTCTACAGGCTTAGCTATAATTTTAATTTTCTTTTTCCGTGGTTTGGTTTCCATTATTTTTTATTAGCGTTATAAAAAATAATGCAATCAATTTTTTAATACAGTTACATAAGATATTTGTATAGTTATTTTCTTTGTGTTAATTTATTTTTTACTAATCTTATATATGTCGAATGATCGATTTTCAATTATGATTTTAGAACAAGATGTATTAGAATATCATAATAATAAATTAAAATATAATGAATATTATGAACTGCATAAAAATGCTCACTTTATAGAGAAAGAAGAATTAAAAAATAAAAGAGATTATTGGTATAATAAATATATTAACAAAATGCGATATTTGGAACAAACATATAGAAAAACAAGTATTTACACAGATTATCATAAAAATTTGGAAAATAAACCAAGACATCGAAGACACACTATGCAATTTAATCCTATTCGTACTAGATTAAATCCATTACCTTCTGCTCCAACTTTGCCACCAAGATCAATCACACCAATCGTAGTTCCTACTGCTATTCCATTATCACCTAACAGGCGGCATCGTTCTTGCAGTCCCATCGTTATACCTCCGGAAAATTGCAGACCCACTAGTTCATCATTTACATATACTTCTTCTTGAAATCCTCGGGAGTCATAATCGATACACCCAATTCTTTCGCTTTTTTCACCTTGTTAGAATCATCATCATACGACTTTACCACTAATGCAAATGTTTCTTTATTGACAGCATCTGCTAATTTTCCTCCGGATGCTTCGATTTTAGCAATAATTTCTTTATCACGAACTTTTGTCATAACAACTTTCTTATTTGTTAATATATTTTGCACTATTTGCTTAGTCTCTTTTGGAGGTGGTGTTTTCTTAGCTTGAATTTCTTGAATTTGCGCTTCTTGCATAAATTTCAAAAATACAGGAATATTTTTTACAAAACTTTGAGCATTTTCTTTTCCAATATTTGGTACTTGTTTTAACATTTCTATTTTTTCCTCATCTGTTTCGTCCGAAGTTAAAATATTGGGATACATTTCCATAATAGGAGTTATTTTCTTTTTTCCAATACCGCGTCCAAACATATTTGATGCCGACATAATATCAATCAAACTTGCAGATTTTACTTTATCTTTTATTCCATTATATATTTTATCTACCATCTTTTCTTTGAATCCCTCTACTTTTGCAAATTCATATTTTTTCATTAATATAATTTTGGGCAACGTATCAAAACCAGTATCCATAATACGTTTTACATTTCCTGGTCCCAAATCTTTAATACCTAACCCTTTGAAAAACTCTGTAATATTCTTTTCCCTTACTGTAATATCTGAATCAGCATCATCTAAAATAATATCAATATGTGTTTCATTCCAGTGATATCCAACATTTGGCATTTTTGGTGCATCAGCAGGTTCTATTACTTCACGAATATAAGGTATTACATCTCCACTTCGAATTAACTGAATTTTTGCTCCAATACCAATCTTGTTGTTTTCTATAAAAGAACCGTTGAAACCAGTTGCATATTCAATTTTAACACCCCCTAATTGTATTGGTTCTATACGAACACGCGGTTTTAAAAATCCGCTCTTACTTGGACTCCATATTACATCAATTACTTTTGCTTCTGCAATTTGATCAGAAATTACCATTTTAAATGCAAATGCATGTTCAGGATTTTTATTTTGGCGTTGATAACTCTTATCATTTGCTACAATAATACCGTCTGATTCATATTTATATGTTGACCGTACTTTCATCAAAAGTTGAGATAACATCTCATTTGTAATATCTTTGTGTGTTTCATTCAAAACAGTATAAATATTTAATGTTTCCAACATTTTCATTTGTTCACTTGGCTTCAATTCTGGTTTAATTACTTCATAAGCAACAAAATGAATATCTGCTATTTTACTAGTATCCACATTCTTAGAATTCATAATTCCGGCAACAAAATTACGCGGATTTGCAAAATTGTTTTTGTATTTTTGTTCAAATACATTTCTATCAATTATTAATTCTCCACGTAATGTTACATCTTTTGCTTCGTTTAATTTGGGCAACTTCAAGTAAGGTATAAACATACTAATGTCTTGTCCTACTGCTCCATTACCACGAGTATATAATTTTTCTACTCCATTTTCAGTCGAATACAAACCACTTATACCATCTAACTTGGCAGATAATACATATGGTCCATCATACTTTGCTTTCCATTTAGTTAACGCATTTGTATCTGGCTTAATTTTATCCATGGATCCCATAAAATATGGTAATTCTACTTTGTTTTTTCCAGAAATTGGAGCTCCTATTTTATTAATGATTTCATTCTTAGGATATTTGCGCTCAACGTATTCTTTAATAATATCAAATTGATTATCTGACATAAGAGGTTGTTTATTGTAATAATAAATATTTGCTTGTTCCAACATTTCATTCAACTCATTTTCGTTGTATTTTTCTAATACTTCAAGACCCGTCTTTTTGAACAACTCAATTCTTTCTTTAAAATCCAATTGTTTTTTATCCATCTTTTCTTCTAAAGGAGATTTTTTTTCAAGTATTTTATCGAAATGAACCTGTTTTTTATTCTCTAAACTTGGTGTATCGAGTGATTTTATATCAATTTTTTTCAAAGTAATTCGCTTATTTGTTCTTTTTGGTATCTGTTTTCTTGTTTCATTTGATTTGTTTGTTTTTGAACCATGAACAGGACATATTTTTGTTCCACAATCCTTTTCCTCCAAATTACAAGTACACCAATTACGAGAATCTTTTTGTTTATTAGATGTCCAACTTGGTTCACATCCTGTTCCACAGCTTCCAGACGGAACAGTCTCACAACTTGTAAAACATTCAGAATCTTTAGGTTCGGCTTTATGAATAATTGTAGGAATCGTACTAATTACATTATTTCCGTTTATACGATTCACCGGTTCAACATATTTTAAATGTAATTTCTTAAAAATGTCTTCTTCCGTCTTTACATCTACTTTTAATTTCTCTTCATCCTTCTTCTTTCCAGCTTTTTTAGAAAGTCCATGTTCATTCAAAGAAACACCTAATTTTAATGCATATGCACGCATACTTGTATTAAATTCTTTGCTTCCTGTAAAATAAAGAATTGCAAATGGAAACTCTTCTGGAGGTGTATACATAAAATCGACACGACGCGCTGTTTTATAATAAGGCAATTTTGCTATTACAAAGCTTTTTGTATCTCCTTCAGACAATACTTCCAAAATAATATTTTTCGTTTTTAATTCACTAATAAAAGAACTGAAAAAGGATGGATCTTTTGCTGTTAAAATAACATCAATATCTCCTGATTCTTTTAATCCACGTCGATAACTACCCACTATTTCAAACCTTGCATCTACCGTTTTTACTTTTTCAAATACACCATTAATTTCGATATTGTATTTGTCTATTTCATCTCTGGGAATACGTTTGATCAAATCTTCGTAATACTTTAATCCCTTTTTTTGTACATCATTCAATAATTCTTCCTTTGTGCGAAGTTGCTCAATAGTGGTAATATTGTGTTTTTCAATCAACTCTTTCGCTTTTACCGGACCTATACCATGAACTTCTGTTAAAATATGTATGGGATTTTGTTTTTCTTCCTCAAATAAAGGAAGTGTATTTGTTTCAATATATATAGCTGCTTTTTCTTTGATTGCTGGACCTACATTTGGTATTTCATCTAATTGATCCAAATCACTAATATTTTCTTGAAATGCCATAATACTATTTTTAGCCTTTGAATAAGCACTTGTTTTAATATACTTTCCCTTATTTTGCATTAATTTTGCTAATTTGGACAGCATTTCTATGATTTTTTCATTCAACCGAGGACCACTTTTATATATTTTTTTTGTTTTATTTTGAGGAGACTTCTTTTTTCTTGTTTTTCTTTCTTTTTTCGGTTTTTCTCCGGATTTATCCATAAAATATTTATATAAAATACAAATATTTTAAAATTCTGGTTCCCCAGTAAAAACTTGTGTTGACTTTAAATCTTCACTTTTTGTTTCCGTAATTACGTTGAAAAAATCTGTAAATGAACCACTCATCTTAAAGAAAATAAATAACCCGAATAAAGAAGATAAGAATACGAAAAATCCTTCTCTTATCATTTCTTTTACAGGCTTAAATTCTTTTTTTAAGAATTTACATTCGACAAGTGTGATTGCTACATAAACCGCACTTGTTACTGCTGCTGCTAAAAATATTTTTTCCATTATATATGAAAAAATAGACCTTTTATTTTGTATTATAACGAATGACCTAAATTAACCTAAAACTTCAACATTATCGAGAAGAATTTCGTCATTTTTCTTGAATGGATCATCTAATACTTCGAAATCAGTTAAATTTACAGGTTCATCATGAAACATAATCTTTTCGTCATCATCTTCCTCTTGTGCTTCTTTCATCGCACGCTCCAGACTAAGATTATTTAATGCTTCAATTGATTTAGGTGCTTCAACTTCTTGCTCATTATTTGATTCATCTAATACATTATCTACATCATTAAATGTTAACCGAGTTACAACTTCGTTATCGTCCTTGTTCTTAATTGATGGAACTGTTTCTGGAATCTCTTCTTCTTTCTGTTCTTCAGTCTTTTCTTCTTCCTTCTTTTCTTCTTCCTTCTTTTCTTCCTTTACTTCTTCTTCAGGCTCTTCAATCTTTTCTACAAAAACCTCTTCTTCTTGCTCAACACTTTCATCCATATAAGCACGAATAATAGCCTCCGTAGGAATTGAATCACGAATAGCTGTCAATATACATTCTTGAATGAGTACTTCAAATTCACGATTGTTTTTTTGCTGTTGTAGAGGAGTAACACTCTTTTCAAATAAATATACATTTGAATATACCTTTCGTGCAACATGAATATATACCTTATGAATAAAATCATTCAAATTAGGTATTGAAATATCAATCTTCTTTTGCTTATTTCCTACACGAATACATGTAAGAACCTTTAACTGAATAATGTGAACACATGTAATTAAGTCTTCCAAGTATTCACATGAACTGCGTTCAATAATTCGATTTTTTTCTTCTTCGATTATCATGTTATTCCACTTGGGAATACGAGACAAAAGGTTTTGAAATGTCATTAAATATTTGTTTGCTTCATCATTATCTAAACATAATTTCCAAGATTCGTTAAAGATTGATCGAATCCCCTCATTCACTAAGGGTGTGAATATTGTTACTAAACGACTACACCACTCGTTTCTAGATTCATGTAAATTGGATAATACGAAATCGTCCATAAATAATTATAATACTGAAATACATTTTAAATCCTTATTTGAACGAATATATATAAAGTCTAAAATAAAAAGCATCAATAACTTTTCATTTCTAAATTCTGATCGAATTTTATCAAAACACAAACTTACTGTTATTTTATCTGTTTCATTTATATCTTCATTCTGATTGACGTATTCTATTAAGTCTAAACATGACATTCCGTTTTGATATAAATCTTCTGCTATACTCATGAAACTTTCGTGTATTTTTTCCACGTTCTTGCATTTATCATCAATTATTTTTATATTTTCCTTTGTTTGATCAATATCGTATGATTTATCTATGAAAAAACTATGCAAATTTAATATTTCTTGATCTGCATTCATAAATTCAGGTACATAAATCTCACAAAATCGAGACAAAATCGGATTCAATAGCTTATTTTTATTTTCAATAATAATGAAAAATCGCGTATTATAACTGAACAATTCAATACATCTTCGCAGAGCTGACTGTGCATCCATCGTTAAATACCCAGCATTTAATAAAACAATCGATTTGAAAGGAACATGTTGCTTTGTTTGAATATTTGATTTTGCGAAAAATTTTAACTCTTCACGAATAAATTTTATTCCTTTTCCATGAGCACAATTCACATGCAATACATTGGATTTTATATTTTGCTTGTCATTATGATATATTTTATTCAAAAAATTGTTAACAATCGTCCGTTTTCCTGAACCCGTTTTGCCATGAAAAATAATATGTGGTATATTATTTGATTGAATAAAATAATCCAACTTATTGTATATGTTTTGATGTATTGGTAATATGTTCATATACTATTTCTAGCCTACTTTTTTATATTTTTTTAAACGCTTTCTTCTTTTTTAACCAATACTAATTCTTTCGTGAATTTATAACGTTCAAAATGCATCGTTTTCCGATTCACATTACATAAATAACAACTGATTACAATATTATCATAATTATGTCCATAATCATTATCTAATCTATCCAAAGACCACTGTAACGGCTCTCTTATGTATTCATAAACCAACTTTACTTTTTCCTTACAATAAAAACAACATAATTCACAATCAATCAATTTATCAATAATTTGTTTCAACGAAATTATTTTATTATTATCAAACAATTTCTTCTTTTTATCTTGAGTTTTATAACTACTTAATTTACTTTGTAATTCTTTCATGATTGCTGTTTCATCATCATTATCCGGAACATTATCTTTTAGTTGCAACAAAACTCTCATGACCTCAATATTTGGATTCCAATCATCCTTTTCAGCCACTTGTCTCCGTTTTTTCTCACTCGGTTTTGCATTTTTATTATTTTCTATTGGTAATTGTATAATCTTTTTGTCCATTATTATACAATTATACTTTATCATAAACATCTTCTTGATCTTCTAAATTACTTTCACTATTAGAATTAAAACTAAATATATGACCCAATAACGATGTTGACTGTCTTCGTAACTGATGTTTTTTATGTTTTGGTAATTCTGTAGAACTGTTTTCCGATAATACATCAGAATCTAATCCATCATTATCTTCTTCTTTCAAATTTATTTCTTCTATATTATCCTCATTCTCCAATAAATCATTTTTCTCTAATTTTATGTTTTCATGTTTTTCATGTTTACTATAAGTACCTCGTTTTATTCGATTAAATATATTTTGCTTGGAATGTTGTTTCTCATCACTACTACAACTACTACAAGAAAAATTACTACTACTTGGAGAACTTGGATACCGTTTTGATACAAATAAATCACGATTTCCCTGATTTAAATTATGTTCATTTAATCTATCTTCTGTAATTCCATAATATTCATCTGGATAATACAGATCATGAGCCAAATTATATTCTTGTTCTTTTAATTTTTCTAATTCTTTCATTTTATCCGTTACCTGACTATGAATAAAATTATAATTTTTAAGAGCTTCTTCTTTCTTTTCAATATCACTTACATTAAACCCTTCAAAATCACGTATTCCTAATTCATGTTCTATATTAATGTTTTTATTTAACTCTTTATAAATCTTTTCAGTATTTTGATTCGACTTGTATGCTTTCAATAATTTCTTTGTATCATCAACTTCACTCTTTGCACTTATTAACTGTTCTCGAATATTTTGTTTTTTTGCAAGTAATTGTTCCATCTTTTTGCGGATTTTTTCATCTTCTACGGTGTTTCTTACTTTTTCGATTGTTTTATTATCTCTTTGCAACTGTTTTAGTTCTAAATTTATCTTTCGCAATTCATTCGTCTTTACTTCTATATCATTCGTATGACGTACTTTATCGATTTCTTGCATACAATAAATATCACGTGCTTTTTTGTGAAATTTGGTTGTGTGAAATATGCGCATAAATATTTTATTCAAACATCCTACATCCGTCTTAAATTTATATAAATGACTAAACATGAGTGGTTCCATTTTACTATAAATAGAATCTTGTTGTTCAATTATAAATTCTTGTAATTGTAACGTCAACATTTCTTCTCTATATTTCAAAATATCCTTCTTTGTTAACAACATATCAATCTCATTATCTATATTTACTTTTAATTCAGTCGAACCATCTTTATCAAACATATCTTTTACTTTTTCCCATTCACTATATTCATGGTCGATATCACGCTTATAATAATTAAAATTATGATCAATCAATATTTGCCTGCGTGTTTTTAATTTATTAATATACAAGGCAAAAGTAGACAATAAATTGACTATTTGCTCCTTCGATTCATCAAACTTAAAAAATCTGGAGATTGCTAAAACTAGAGCTACATAAGTAGATAAACTAATCGAAACAATCGTTGAAATATAACTCTCAGGAAATACAAATACACCATCCGCTGTTTGTATAAAAGTAATGGCAGTCGAAGCAAAAATAATGGATAACTGAATCCATCCTATTTTACTACTCAACTCGTGATATTTCAATTCCAATAGTACCTTTTTATTCAAATCTGTTTCTAACAATTTTTCGTTAATTTCATACTTCTTCTTTTTCTCACTATTGATATTTCGTTTACAAATCTCAAAATATGGTCGCGTTTTTTTCAAGAGATTATTTTTCACTTGTTTTGCATCCTTACTTCGATACATTTTCAATTCGTCTTTATCTTGATGTATTGAACCTACATCTATTTCTGATTCCGACATATATATTGCTATACGAAACAATAATAAATCATTTAAACACAAAAATATATATGTGTTTAGACTATATACGAATGTTTTACTATATTACCGTTGCAACAAAACCCCACATTATTTTAAACAACATCATCAAAATGATACAAAGAAACGATGAAAATATACATGTTTTAGGATTACAGGAAAATAGATCTATTGGATGGAATGATAAAGGCAACTTCGGTCTCAAACTGCGTGAAGTGAAGTTATTTTTAGAAAATCCTAAATTAAACAATAGTGATATTATACTATTTACAGATGCATATGATGTTGTATATTGTGGAAATCAAAAAGAAATTATAAAACGGTTTGAAAAAATGGATTATCCGATTGTATTCGGCGCAGAGACTGAATGTAATCCTGACCCGAGTCAAACAAAGCGTTATAAAGACCGATCCAAAGAATTTTCTTATTTGAATAGTGGTTTGTATATTGGACGAGTATGGGCTCTACGCTCGTTCTTACACGATTATAATTATAATGATCAAGACGATGATCAATTGTTTTGGACGATAAAATACTTGGAAAATACAAATATGATAAAATTAGATTATAATAACGAACTATTTCTCAATTCATATAATATGAATACCGAATATTTTAAATATGACGGTAATGCTTTGAAATACAGAGACAGTAATCCCATGTTTTTACACGTAAATGGTCCCATTAAGGATATGTTGAAATATTTTATTAAGGATTAAAAAAAAGTGAAAAAAGTTGTTTAAAAGTTTTTTAAAAAATTTGAAAATGGACATTTTTAAAATGTCCAAAATCGTTTTTTTAGATTTACTTTTGTTTGAATTTTTTCGTTTTTTTTGATTTTGCCTGAAAACGCTGTAAATACAAAAAAAATTAGGTATTTTGTGTTACTGAGAATTTTTTTGTATATTAAAAAAAACGATTTAGGGGTTTTTTTCTATTCTAAAAATATAGAATATTATAGAATGATTTCTCCCCAAAAAAAACCCAAGTTTTTTTGTGAAAAATGTAACTTCAGTTCCAATAACAAAAAAGATTGGTCAAGACATGTCGGGACAGCAAAGCACCTAAAATTGAATGATTTGAATCCAAAAAAACCCCTTTTACCCAAAATTTATATTTGCACCAATTGCAATAAGGAATTTAATGCAAATAATAGTTTATGGTATCATAAGAAAAAATGCTTCCCAAAAAAAAAAGAAGAAGAAGAATCACAATTATCAGAAATGAATGATTGTGATCCATCGGATCCAAATATTGTATTTGAGCTAATTAAACAAAATCAAGAATTTAAAGAACTTATTGTTGAGCAGCAGCATCATAATAAAAACTTGCAGAATCAATTATTAGAGGTTGCGAAAGAAGGAAAAACGATTAATAACAACAACGTCAATAATACAAACAATACGACATTCAATCTCCAGTTCTTTTTGAATGAACAGTGTAAAAATGCATTAAATTTGACCGATTTTGTAGATTCCATACAACTTTCATTAAACGATTTGCAAGAAACTGGTCGTCTAGGATACATAGATGGGATTAGTCGTGTATTTGTCAAAGCATTACGCGATTTGGATGAAAATGAACGTCCAATACACTGCACAGATGCAAAACGAGAGATTGTATATATAAAAGACGAAAATAAATGGGAAAAAGATACACGAGAAAACAGTAAGATAAAACAAACAATCAAAGAAATACAGAATAAAAAGATTCAGATGCTTCCTGATTGGCAAGAAAAAAATCCTGAATGTACAGTTATGGATTCCAAAGAAAATGATGAATTTGTCAAAATTTCACTTCATACTCTAGGAAATGATGAAGAGAAACAAGATGATAAAATTGTAAAAAACATAATGAAAGAAGTTGTAATAGACAAAAACTCAGTAAAAGAGGCCGCAAAAATAAACACTTAATAAAAGGTAATAAACATTTATTCATATAATATTTAAAGATAACGCGCTAAACATGAGTTTAGAAAATAATCAAGAAATGCTTTCCATGACAGAAGAGGCTAACTTGTTAAATATAGATTCTATATTGGAACAAGAACGTCAGCACAATAAAACAGAATCCTGGATGAAGCTGGATAAAAATATCAAAAGGCAGTTGCTACATTCTTATGCGGAAAGATACGGAAAAGAACATAGTATGCCAGTAAAAGATATTAAATCACTCAAAATGTTTTTCACAAATTGTTTGGAGAAGAATCGTTTGAATCGTACCAAAGATGTCAACTACAACAAAGAAATGCAGAGTATTTTGTCAATACCATCTTTACACTTCAATAAGGTAAATAAAAACTTTACTTTAAAAATTGTAGACACAAAGCGTGTATCTACGTTAAAATCGTTGGCTCCAAAGAAAAAAGAGAAGCAGAGCGGTTCACCAAAGGGTGACGTATGTTAATCTATTTCAAATATAATATAGAAATAAATTAATAGACTTTATTAGCTATACATGGAATCCTTTAATGAGGATGAAATAAACGATTTACAGACAACGATACAAGAATTGATAGAAAATTATTTAGACATAAATTTGATACATATGAGCAATCCATATTTTCATGAAAATATGGTTGATTCGATTACTGATCTTGTATATAAAGATCTCGTATATGCAGATATTTATGAAGAACAAGAAGAAACAACAGATGAATATTTAGATTTACATGATTTTGTGGAAGAAAATATAAACAATTATTTCACATTTCACAGAGTTCCGATGCGGTCAAACTCAATCACTATTGAAGAAAATTATATTGATCCGGATAGAATAGAAAAAATAAAAGAAAAGATCGACCATTTACAAGAGCTCGAACAGCCTGAACAAAAATCGAGAGAATGGTATGTATATAGATATAATTTGATCACAGCAAGTAATCTGTGGAAAGTTTTTGGAACAGAATCTCAAGTAAATAGCTTGATATATGAAAAATGTAAGCCATTTGAAGAAGTTAATTTCGAATTTTCTCTATCAAGTGGCCCATTATATTGGGGAGTGAAATATGAACCAGTCACAATCATGATCTATGAAGATATGTTTCGTACACAAATAGGCGAATTTGGTTGTTTACCACATCCCAAACACAGTTTTATAGGGGCTTCACCAGATGGCATAAATATTGATCCACTAAATTTGCGGTATGGAAGGATGCTCGAAATTAAGAATATTTATAATCGGGAGATTACATGTATACCAAAGCAAGAATATTGGATTCAAACACAATTACAAATGGAAGTGTGTGATTTGGATGAATGTGATTTTGTAGAAACGCGTATAAAAGAATTTGAAACAAAAGAACACTTTTTATCTTCTACAGAACATGAATACAAGGGGGCTATATTACAATTTTTACCCAAATTCAAGCCTTGTGATATGAGTAAAAATGAACAAGTTCTTGCAAATAATAAAATTACTTATGTATATGCTCCATTAAATCTTTTATCTAATGATTTAGATGCATATATTGATAAAGAAATCGAGAAACATGACCAATTTATATTGACAAAGATTGATTACTATTATTTGGATGAATTCTCATGTGTATTAATTAAACGGAATAGAGATTGGTTTGATACGTGTTTACCTAAAATTCAAAATACATGGGACATTATAGTGAAAGAACGAGTGGATGGATACGAACATCGTGCAAGCAAGAAACGTCGCAATTCAGCGGATGAAAAGGGCGGTTGTATGATACAAATGGATGAAAAAGAATGGGGATAAATTAGGTATTTATTTATTATCTAAAATAAGTAAATAATTTAAGGAAGATAAATAATAAAATAGTAGTATATGTATGTGCGGAATAAGTGGCATTATCGATAGTTCAAATAGCATAGTAGATGAACTATACAAATCGCTTTTTTATTTACAACACAGAGGTCAACATTCGAGTGGTTTTATATTCTTTTCTAGTTTGACAAAAAGAACATTCAAATCGAAAAAAATGGGCCTTATAAATTCTCATATAGAAGATTTGAAAAATTTTTCTGGAAATATGGGAATAGCTCATGTTCGATATCCTACAAGTGGTTCAAATAGTCGAAATGAAATTCAGCCGTTTTCTATATTAAAGCCGTATGGTATTTCATTAGTTCATAACGGTAATTTAACGAATAAAGAGGAAATTGTAGAATTTTTGAATGCGCATCAAATATATGCAAATAGTACGTCTGATAGTGAATTAATATTAAATTTATTTTATCATTTTATTGAAAAAGATTTTTCTTTACTTGCAAATGATGATATAGTCAATACTATTTCACAAATATGTCAAATATGCAAAGGTAGTTTTTCTGTTATAATTATGATAAGTGATTATGGCTTGATTGGATTCAGAGATAAATATGGAATACGTCCACTTTCTTATTCAAAATCTGATAGTTCTGTTTCTATTGCTTCAGAAACAAATGCATTTTATAATCATGAACATTTTGAAGATATTAAAAATGGAGAAATCATGGTTGTTAATACAAAATTAGAAATATTTAAAAAACAATTATTTAAAGAACCGCTGAAACCATGTATTTTCGAATATATTTATTTTGCAAATCCAGAATCCTATATTAATGATATTTTGGTATATTCATTTCGAGAAAAAATCGCCGAAAAAGTAGTAAAATTATTAGATAATAATACGATTAAAAAAATCGATATTGTGGTACCTATTCCGATGACAAGTATTATAACAGCAACAGCGGTGGGTTATTTAATAAATAAACCGATAAAACATGCTGTTGTAAAGAATAGATATACACATCGCACATTTATTAATCAGGGTAATGAAATATTAAAAAACATTTCCAAAATAAAGGTTATGCATTCTTTGATTGAAAATAAGAATATATTAGTGATTGATGATTCGATTGTAAGGGGAAATACATGTAAACATATTATAAAAGAACTTCGAAAGGGAAATCCAAAAAAAATAACGTTTATTAGTTGTAGTCCACCTGTACGTTATCCGAATATTTATGGAATTTCGATTCCGACTTATGATGAATTGATTGCACATGAGCGCAGTATTGAAGAAATTAGAAAAGAATTGGATATTGATGAACTTTTTTATTTAAGTTTGGATTCAATAAAAGAAGTATTGAATAATTTAAATCCATCAATACAGCAGTTTGAAGACTCGAGCTTTACAGGGCAATATATTACAAATGAATAGTTGTTTTGTTTTATTATTGAGCAACAGGGTACCACGTTATGGAAGATATTTCTTGTTCGTTTTGTTCTTCTTCTTCGTCGGAGTCTTCTTCGTCCGAGTATTCGTCTTCATTATAAAGTCCTACTATATTTTCGTTTTCATAATCTTCTTGATCCAGTCCCAATTCTAAAACGAATGTGCGAAGATCATCATCATGAGAATAATTATTAATAAATTCACGATGTTCATCTACCGCGTCTCCATGTTGTGCAATATATTCTCTGCTAAGCTGTGTACGCCATAATATATATTCAACTGCGTCATTATCTGATAAGCTATTTACATAATCGTGCAAATTTTGGTCATTTCTTGGTACTTCGGAACTATTAAATCTTCTTTCAGATCTAGGAGGAGCTACCATAATTATTAATTGTAGTGTTTTATTTTGTTATATTTTAATTTCTTAAATAATAATATCAATTTTTTATTATTATTTTACATTAGTTTATTCCATAAATTTTTATTTTTTAACACTCTTTTTGCTGTTTTTGTTTTTTCTGTTTTTTCTGCTTTTCTTTTTTCCTCCGTCATACGACTTCTCCACACCAATTTCTTCGTCTTCTTTAGTTGGGAACGGGGGAAGTGTATAAATTGTATAATGGGTATTTGGAGTGGTTTTTCCCAATAAAAGAGATTCAAATCCCTGTTCATAATAATGATTTTCCATAAATCTCTCAAAATCTTTCCCCGCATCACTATTCGCTTTAATGGTATCAAGAATTTCGGTTTTAAAGGGTTTAAAATCGAAATTCTCCTCTGGAATTACATCCTGCCCATAACAATCTACTCCTTCTTTTTTTGTACCAGTCCTCCCTCCTTTATCTCCATGTTCTTCAAGGATTAGAATAAATCCAATCTTGTCTAACACATCTCTGTCGTCTTCCTCATTTTCCTGCTTCTCCCCCTCGTCTATAATTATTTTTACAAGATTTTCCGCCATTTCCTTAGCATCATCTCCATCGAGCCTCTTGATAACGTCAGATGACGTTATCATATTACCATTACCATATCCATTTTCACGCTTCAACGGAAATGTTTTTAGATGTTTATACCATTCATATACATGATCTTTGTTATTTACATCATATTTTTTTACTGTAAATGTCTCACTATTTCTCTCTCCTTCTCTTTTCTTGTACCTAGTGCAGCTAAAAGAATTCCATTTAGCGTCCTCAGCGTTTTCAAAAGAAGGCTCTACATTAGGTCCTATAGTAACATTACTCTTGTCTATAGCATGCGCAAGTATATCGTTTATTCCTTGAAATGGTAATCTCCCCACATCTACAAACACTTGTCCCTGACCAACATTTTTGGTAACTTTTGCATCTTTGTTTGTAGATGCCCTCTTCCCACTATCTATCCAATTAACTACGTAATCGTCAAGATCTTCAACGAATTCCATCAACCCTTTTTTATCCCCCTTTCCAAATTCTTTTGGTTTCAAAATAGTAACATTACCCCTTTTTATAGAATCCACAAGGAGTTCTTCTATTGGCACTTTTCCTGGTAGCAGGTAATGTTCCTTGTTCATTTCATAAAATTCTGAATTTTTTCTCATAGACAACTCGTTTTCTCCATCCTTCAACTTAAATACGTAATCTTCAAGACCTTTAACGTGGTCCATCAATTTGTCCTTCTCATCCTTTTCAAATTCAGTTTGTTCAAATTTACTTTCTCCTTCACCTCCCTTGATTTTTTTAACATTCTTTTTATTTTTACCACCTTTCTTATTTTTAAGACTACGGCGAGACTTATTTGTTTTTAAGCCACGACGCGTTTTTTTTAAATTAGCTAAAGCCATTTATATATATATGCGGACATTTAAAATTAAAATACATTATTTTAATCCCTAAATTTTTATTCATCTTATATTTACATTTGTAAAAAGTATATAAAATTTATATGTCATTACATATTAATAGTCATGAGTGCAGATGATGAAATGTATGTAACAAAACGTAATGGCAAGTCAGAGTATGTAGCTTTCGATAAAATTTTAAAGCGCATTAAAACAATTGGCCAAGAAGCAAATATCAAAATTAATTATTCAAGTCTGGCCATGAAAGTTATTGACCAGTTGTATTCAGGTATTTCCACAACAAAGATTGATGAGCTTTCAGCAGAGCAGTGTGCTTCGATGGCATCGACTCACCCTGATTATAATATATTAGCTGGACGAATAGTTGTCTCCAATCATCATAAAAATACAAGTAGCACCTTATTTGAAGTAATAAGTGAATTATATAATAACAAAGATGTTCATAATAGAGATAGTCCAATTGTAACAAAAGAAATATATGATATCGTAGAAAAACATAGAGAAATTTTAGAAACAACTATAGATTATACCCGTGATTATTTGATTGATTATTTTGGTTTCAAAACGCTAGAACGAGCGTATTTAATGAAAGTCAGTAATAAAATAGTAGAGCGTCCTCAACATATGTGGATGCGTGTTAGTTTGGGCATTCATAAAGACAATATTGAGAAAGTATTGGAAACGTATGATTACATGTCACAAAAATATTTTACACATGCCACACCGACACTTTATAATGCAGGTACTCCCAAACCGCAATTGTCATCGTGTTATTTACTTTCCATGGAAAGTGACAGTATCGAAGGTATTTATAATACTCTCAAGGATTGCGCGATGATTTCCAAGTGGGCAGGTGGAATTGGATTGCATATTCATAATGTACGGGCATCAGGTAGTGAAATCCGTGGAACAAATGGAACGTCGAATGGAATCGTACCGATGTTGAAAGTATTTAATAATACCGCCAAGTATGTAGATCAAGGTGGTGGAAAACGCAACGGTAGTTTTGCCATTTATTTGGAGCCATGGCATGGAGATATTGAAATCTTTTTGCAAATGCGCAAGAATCATGGTGATGAAGAATTGAAGGCGCGCGATTTGTTTTATGCACTTTGGATTCCCGATTTGTTTATGGAACGTGTGAAAAAGGATGGAGATTGGACACTTATGTGCCCAGATGAATGTCCAGGTCTTTCCGATGTATATGGTGATGAATTCAAAGAACTGTATGAGAAATATGAAGGTGAAAATAGAGGAAAAAAGACGGTTAAGGCGCGTGATCTGTGGTTTCAAGTATTGGATGCTCAAATGGAAACAGGAACACCTTATTTGTTATACAAAGATGCTTGCAATCGCAAATCAAATCAACAGAATGTGGGTATGATTAAGTCGAGTAATTTGTGTACAGAGATTATTGAGTATTCGGATAGTGAAGAAACGGCGGTTTGTAATTTGGCAAGTATTTCGTTGCCTAATTTTGTGAATGATACGGATCCTAAAAATGTATTTTTTGATCATGAAAAGTTGCATGCAGTTACGAAAGTAGTTACTTATAATTTGAACCGTATTATTGATGTAAACTTTTATCCTACAGAAAAAACCCGAAAAAGCAATATGCGTCATCGTCCGATTGGTATTGGAGTACAGGGAATAGCAGATTTGTTTTTTAAGATGAATTTTACATTTACATCGGCTGAGGCCAAACAATTGAATAAAGATATTTTCGAAACGATTTATCATGCAGCACTTGAATGTAGTCAAGAAATTTCGCTAGTAGAAGGACCGTATAGTACGTTTGAAGGTTCACCTGTATCAAAGGGCATTTTGCAATTTGACATGTGGAATGTAACACCGAGTGCACGATATGATTGGAGTTTATTGAGAGAATTGATTACTACGCATGGTATTCGCAATTCGTTGCTATTGGCACCGATGCCAACTGCGTCTACATCACAGATTTTGGGAAATAATGAATGTATTGAGCCAATCACAAGTAATATTTATAGTCGCAGAACGATTGCTGGAGAGTTTATTTTAGCAAATAAGTATTTGATGCGGGATTTGTTGGAATTGGAATTGTGGAATGAAAAGATTAAAAACAATATTGTGGCAAATAATGGTAGTATTCAACAGTTGGAAATGATTCCAGAGCATATTCGTGAAAAGTATAAAACGGTCTGGGAGATGCCGATGCGTGATTTGATTGATATGGCGGCGGATAGAGGTGCCTTTATTTGTCAAAGTCAAAGTTTGAACTTGTGGTTGGAAGATCCTAATTATAATACGCTTACATCGATGCATTTTTATTCATGGTCGAAGGGATTGAAAACGGGAATTTACTATTTGCGTCGCAGAGCTAGACACCAGGCACAACAATTTACGATTGAACCTGAAAAACAGAGAAACAATAGTTTAGTTGAAGAAACAGAAGACGAAATTTGTGAGATGTGTTCAGGGTAAGTTTAGAGATATATAAAATATTTTATTATTATATTATATATATTTAAATATGAATTTCACAGATAGTATGGATGTAGAATCGCCTTCATATAATACTCGTCCTCCAACAGTACCTAACTACGGATTTGGTCCAGGTACTTTGATTCAGGGTGATGCTGCGATTTATCAAAATGAATCTTATAGAAGGTATCAAGATTATGCACGAAGCATACAGTGTAATATAGCTGAAGCAAAACAGATACATGATGCTTTTGAAGGTGGATATAACGGAAACTTTAACGGTGGAAAAAGAAAAATGATGAAAGGCGGGAGTCTTGAAGGAATTAAAAAAATAGGACAAACTTTGAAAGCATTACTTATTCCTGAATCAGTCGGAGGTGCTATGACAATTCACACCGATACAATTATTACAGAATTATCAAAATTAACTGGAGAATGTTATAAGGAATTAGTTTCTTTTCTGATAAGAAATAAAATATATGAATCTAGTTTAGAATATGGTTCAAAATTAGCAGCTGTTTTATTATTTACTCCGAATACCATGATTGCAGGTAGTTTATTAATACAAGATTATTTAAATCAAAATCCAATTCCTGTCAATTTAGAAAATGCAGGAACAGCAATTAATGAATTTTCAACAATAATAGATGAGAAAATAAGAGCTGTAAAAAAATCACATGCCGATCGTGTTAAACAACAAGAAGAAACATTACGAAAAGATTTACTTAAGATGATTGACCTTATGAAAGAAGGGTTGCCTGGAAGTGAACAACTTAAAGGAAAAGTGAAAGAAGTTGAAGGAATGCAGAAAAAGTACGACACAAATAAACTTGAAAAAATCAAAGAGACAACACATAGCATAAAAACTAAAACAAATTTTATTCGTCAACAAACCGCGCTATTAGAAGCGTTAAAAGAAGCTGAAGAAGAGCTAATGGCAGCCAAAGATGCTCAAACTGAATTAACAGGAGATCAAGATGGAGAAAAAGAATCTGCTAATGATATGAATATCGAAGGGGCCAACGGAGGTCGCAAAACTCGTAAAGGAGGACGTAAGTGTCGCAAGAGCCGCAAAGGAAATTGCAAAATAAAGGTCAAATCAAGAAAGAACAAAAGACGTTCAAATAAAAAGAAATATAATAACAAGTACAATAAAAAATAATTAGTTCACTATAACATTAATTATTTTTTTACTTACATAATACACATTTATAAATTTTTCACAGCTAACATAGTAATAAACTATGATGGAAAAAGAATAAATGATGCAAAGATAATAAATAAATTCTTTATAATCTTTAGAAAATATATATGAACGCAGAAAAAAATTTGGTGAATTTAATGAAGTATATGTTTTCCAAGAGGATTATTAGTGCAAGAGATGGAAATGTTAGCTTTAAACCTAAAAATGAACGATACTTTTTAATTTCACCAAGTTCTGTTAGAAAAAATGATTTGCATCAAAACCAAATACTTAAAATTGACTTCGATGATAAAGGGGAATTAACATATGATAATAAAAAAGGAAAACCATCGAGAGAATTATATATGCATTCTTTATTATTAACTAGTAATAAATTTTTTGATAAAGATACGTTTGTTATTCATGCGCATCCACCAAATGTTATATCTTATATGGGTTTTGATAAGATTAGAGAATTGAATAAAATAAAAGATTGTTTTCCTGAAATTAATGTAGGTAGTATTGGTAAAAACGTAAAATATCACGATGCTGGTTCGTTAGACTTAGCTAAAAATTGTTATAATAACTTATTAAACAACGATCTAGTTGGTTTGGAAAGGCATGGTACTCTTTCTATTGATTCAGATAGTGATAAAATAATAGAAGATATTGAAACTCTTGAATATTATATTGGTAGTTATTTAAAAGCAGAAAGTTAATTATGATTGAAATTGCTGATTTGTAATTAAGTTGTATAATTGCAAATATTTGTTAGAGAGACTCAATCTAAGTTCGTTTGGTATATTAATTTCAATCGTTAAATCATATGGATTTTCATATGTCTTTTTAATCCATTTACGAATAATTTCTTTGTCAATAGATTCGGGTTCTTCACCATTTGACATTCTCTCTTTATAACTATTACTGAACCAATATCGACTAGAATCTGGTGTATGTAATTCGTCTACCAATATAATTTCTCCATGTTCGTCAATCCCAAATTCATACTTTGTATCTACCAATATTAAACCATTTTTTGAGGCTATTTCTTGACCAATTTGAAATAAAGAATATGCATATTTTTTACAAGTTTCCCATTCTTTCAAAGTCATTATTTTTTTTTCAATAATTACTTTTTCACTAATTAATTCATCGTGTTCATCTTTTGTAGTAGGAGTTAGTAAAATATTTGATAATTTTTCATTTTTTTTCATATTATCTGGCAATTTATGTCCGCAATAATATCTACAACCTTTTTCATAATTTTTCCATATTGATGTGTCAGTACTACCTGTAAGATAAGAACGCATTACAAATTCAATAGGAAAAACTTTGCACTTTTTAACCTTCATAATTCTATCATCACTATCGTCTATTACATGATTAGGAACAATATGTTTTGTTTTATAAAACCACCATCTACTTACTTTATGTAAGACCATACCTTTGTATGGTATTGTTGTTAAATTTCTATCAAAAGCACTTATGCGATCACTTGCAGCAAGATACAAATGAGAATCTTCACTTTCATATATATCTCTTACTTTACCAGTCCTAAGTAAGTTCACATTTGTATTAAATAATTTGCTTGTATCAAATAAACAAGTATTTAATGAATTTTCGTCGACTTTTAATAAGCTAGACATGTTTTGTATAATATAACAATATAAAAATCAATATTGTTATATAACGTATAAATCGTTGAAAAATTAAAAATAGAATTTCCATTCCATAGTGGAAACAGAATCATATACGTGACTTAGAAAAACAGTCGGATTTACCAAATAAAAAAGTAATACTTCATTATAACTAGCATTACACATTTTTTTTTCTTCTTCACTTAATTCAATATTAATAGGAATTTGTTCTTCAGTTGTTTCCATCATGTATATATTCAATTTTTTTCTTTAATATATTTACAATTAAATAAAAGATCCTGGATCTGTGTTAAGTTTCATCTTCAAAAAGCATCGCAAACAAACAAGTACATCGACCATGGAGTTATGCAAACCGCTCAACGATTCATTTGGGAACAAATGTTTATGCAATTCTTCCAAACGAGGCCATTTCTTTTTAATACGCTTTTCACCCGAAGTGGAATTCTTTACGTCATATTCAACCATGATATTACACAAATCTGTTCCCTTTTTCATGGTGCAATAACGATCTACTTCATGAAGCTTTTCGTACATCGGTTGAAAGCAGGAAAAGATGTGGGGGCACTTCTTTGTAATCTCATCGCGATAACGCTCGATAGAAACTTGAATTGCCTTTTCATCAAATTCCATATTGTGAGCAACCAAACCATTACAAAACATGTAGGCTTCATAAAACTTTTCCAATACATCAATAATTGGTTTTCCTTGTTTGCACTTAGTTCTATCAATTCCAGTAAGACTGGTAATTTTCTCAGAAATAGGTACATCATCAGGAACATCAACATACGAATCAAATTGTTGAATTACTTTCTTTTCATTCACATCATAAATAGCAAAGCTTAGCTGAAGAATGTATGGATAATCTTCAATCTTAGAACTAGCAGGTTTATATGGTGCACGAGTTGGCATAAGACCATTCGTTTCTACGTCAAAAACAAGATAACGCTTGTTAGCTAGAGGAGGATAAACTATTGTACTCATACTTGCGGGTTTTTTTATATATTAAAAAGGGTGTCAGAAATATCAATTTTTCAGAGCATTCCACGAGTCAGTTTTTATATGATAGACCATATTAGATGCGTTCAGTACATTCATATGTAATTGTAACATTCTGTTAATAATAGTTTCTTTCATAAAAGGAATAAGCACGTAATTATTTAGAAATTCACTTTTTAAAATATTGTCAAAATCCATTCCTACAAGTGTACGTAAATAAATATCGTGTAAATAGACGGAAAGATTCGATTCAACATGCTCATTCCATGCGTCGAGATATGTTTGCCAGGATTCACTATTTTCTTCGGGAGGGGTTCCAACATTTGAGTATTTAAATTTATTATTTTGTATATATCCGGTCACACTTGTATCGTTGTCTGTATTTCGATATTTGTAAAATGATTGTTTTAATTGATAAAATAAGTAAGTTTCTTTTGTTCGACGTAAATACTCGGCAAACAATACATCACAACATTTATTATCGATAATTTCGGGGTATGGTTCTAGGGTTTTATAGAATTCTTTTATAAGATCACGATGAACACAATAGGACCAGTATTCATGGCGCTGTTTTTCATGAATAACATCAAAAGGACTTTCATAGAGACCGCACAATTTATGTGTGGGTTCGATCATTTGTTTGGATTTTTCGATACAATAAATGATTTGCATCGTTCGTTCTTCGTGATAAGAATCATCATCGTCACAAAACATGATCCATTCATATTGATAATTTAGATTCTCTAATATAGAATAAAAATGCCTCATTTGTGGTGTTTTTTCGTTTTTAACTAATATAAATAAGAAACCGCAATTAAGCAAATCGTGTTCATTATGGATAAGGTTTAGGGTATTTGTTTTGATTTGTTCAGACGCAAAGGATATTGATAAATAGATGGGAATTTTTACTTTTTGTTGAACAAGCGATTTTAAACATTCAATTAAATACGGTATACGGTGTGTATATGACATATGGGATGCAATTAAGATACAAAATTCTTTAGGGTGAACTTCCATTTATATAAATATAAATTCGTTTTTAATTAAATTAAAAATACAAGTATATTATATTAAAGGACTCAAGTAATGGGTAAATTATTTGTTTTTTCAATTGAAGATCCTCAAAATCCAGAAATGGTTTTTTATTTAACATCAAATAGTGAATTTATAGAAGGTAATAATGAATTTCAATTAGATGGAACTAATAAATTCTTTTCTATTCAAGATGATTGTCAGCAAGAGATCAAGATAGATTGTTTAACACAGAATGAAAGTGGTGATAACGAATTATCTGCATTTACACAACTTGTGTTTAATAGTGAAAAGTATGTATTTGTTATTAATGAAGCTGGTGATTTATATAAGGCTTCAGGTAGTTATAGTAATGAAGCAATTAATTTTACATTAACTAAAATGACACAAGATAGCAGTAAAGTTAGTGAACTTAATAATAATTATGAAACTGTTGATAATGCAAGTGTTGATCCAATTCCTCCTTATACGGGAGAAGCACAAGATGAAGATGCACGTAGAAAAAAAGAAGCTGAAGCTGCTGAATTAGAACGAAAGAGACTTGAAGAAGCACGAATCGTCGCGGAAAAAGCTTCAGCTGAAGCTGCTGAAGAAGAAGCACGAAAGAGACGTGAAGATGAAGAACGAATTGCCGCGGAAGCAGCACAACAACAACATGAAGAACAAATTTCGTTAGATACAAAGAACACAATAAAAGATAATTTGACAGAAGAAACAATCGAAGAACTTAGTATTTCAAAATTGCTTAAAAAAATAAAAAAGTCTGAAAGTTA